CTAAAGTCAGTTAATAGTTCTAATTGTACTTCGCCTGTTGTGAGGTCGGTTGTCATTGTGTTTATTATAAATTTTTTGTCTCGAATAATTAGCCTATCATTCAATTTCAAAGAAGTCAAAATACTAATCGGAAATATTGCAACCGCTTTATAAATTCTCGATTTGAAATTGAAAATATTTGCGAAATAGTTTTCGTAATATTGATTGTACAAACTTTTCGTTATCAATTGATTATTTAAAGTCGATTGTTGGCTATTGAAATTCAAAGAAAAGTCGCTATATTCTTGACCAAACGCCTTATAACTTGTGTATCCTGTGCCATTTCCTGTTAATGCAGTAGCAAAATGATAGGTAGTACCAGTTAATGCAGTCAATGCAGTAGGATTATAATCGTATAAAATGATAGGTTTAGGTATATATTTAGCTAAATCATTTTTTAAAGCATAACCAACTTGTAATTTATCTTGCAAATTGCTGAAATTCAAGTCCTCAAAAGGTAATTTAATCGAATATTCATCTCCCTCATTATGTAAACCCAAACCCAAGCGCTGGATTTGGCGAAATGTTATGTACTGCATATTTTACAGCAAGAACACCAACAGGGACAATAGGTAAAAAATACTGGTTTGAAATTTTGTTAAATGGAAAACGAGTAACACTAACTGAAGGTATAGTACAAAATAATGGTAGTTATGGATTGATTTACGCAAATGCTTTGCCAAACTTTTCTTTATTCAACGTAAATTCAGATAGCATTCCAGAGGGAGATTATACATATAAATTTAGTTGTGAGGAATCGGTCGCATTGACAAATGTGTCTTTTAATTATAGTTCTGCACACGGCTCATTTGGTTCATATTTTGTTTATGAAGATACAACGGTAACGATACCAAATTATACTTACACTGGTGATTTGTTGCTTAGTTCCTTAATGCCCGAAATAAAAATCGAGGATTTTTTTAGTGGTATTTTAAAAATGTTTAATCTTACTTGCTATTCTGAAAATGGTATAGACTTTACGGTAGAACAATTAGAAACGTATTACAGCGATGGAAATACTATTGATATTACAAAGTATATCAAGTCAGATAATATCGATTTAAATCGAGTAAAATCATATAAAAAGATAAACTTTGAATATGAAAAGTCAGAAAGTTTGGTAAATGTAGGCTTCTTTTCGAATAATGGCGTTGAGTATGGATCGCTTTTATACAGCACCAACAACGAGGGGGATGAATATAGTATTAAATTACCTTTTGAAGACTTGAATTTTAGTAATTTACAAGATAAATTACAAGTCGGATTTGCTTTAAAAAGCGATTTACAGAAATATATTCCAAAACCCGTTATACTTTACGATTACAACCCTACAGGATTGACCGAATTAACAGGCACTACTTATCATTTTGCGACCGCATTAACAGGAAATGGAACAGGATATACAAGTTATAAAGCTTTTGGTCAGGAATATAGCGACTTTTCTTTAAATTTCAATAGCCAACAATCGACATTGACAAATACAATTATTACAAAAAGTTTGTATAACCAATATTACGAAAATTATTTCGCTAATATTTTCAGTTTCAAATCGAGAATTTATAAAGTAAGTGCAATATTCCCGATTAGTCTATTGACATCATTAAAACTAAATGACCGATTAATAATTCGTGATAAAAAATTTATAATTAACACAATGACAACCGACCTCACAACAGGCGAAGTACAATTAGAACTCTTAACTGACTTTAGACAATGATAAAAGAAATATTAAAATTACTCGAATTAGACCCGCATTACAATCAATCGGAAAATATCGAAATCGCCAAAGGAAAATATGCAATCCCGAAAACTTGGAAACAAGGATTTGAACAAATAAAAAGACAATGGAAACAAAGATAGTCGAATTAAGAGTTAACACGAATTTAGACCAAACTAATAGCGATGTTACTAAATTAAAATCAAATCTAAAAGGTGCGGAAAGTGGCGCAAAGGATTTTGACAAAGCTATTGGCACCAAAAAAGGTGGTAGTTTCAAAGAATTAGGCGGAGCTATTGGTGATATAATTCCAAGTTTTGGAGCAGCAAGTCAAGGGGCAGGCGTGTTGAATAAAGCCCTTTTAACATTAGTTGCAAATCCTATCGGGGCGGTTGTGGCAGCTGTTGTTTTAGCTATCGTTGGATTAGTTGCTATATTCAAATCGTTTCAGCCAGTAGTAGATAAAGTTGAGCAGTCTTTAGCGGCTTTAGGTTCTGTTTTGAATGTAATCAAAAATACATTTATTGCAGTTTTTACAGGCACTAAAAGTTTAGGCGAAGCGTTCAAAGGTTTAGGCGGTGAAATGAGTTCGGCGGCTAAACGGACAATGGAACTTGTGAAAGCACAACAAGACTTAGAAGATGTTTTGGCACAACAAGAAGTACAAACATCACGCACAAGAGCCGAAATAAATAAGTTAAATGTACAGGCAAAAAACCGAGCATTAAGCGAAGAACAAAGATTGGCTTTATTGAAAAAAGCCAGCGTATTAGAAGACCAAGATTTTAAAGCAAGGCGAAAAAATGCGGATGAAGAGGTTAGACAGGCACGTGAAGCGATAGCAATTAAGGCAGGGTTTAACGCAAAAGAAATCAAACTTTTAAAAGAGCAAGGATTAGCGGTTAAAGAATTAGCAGAAAGCAAAGGGGGAAATTATGATGAGGAATTTAAAAGACTTGCAACGGCTCAAAAAAATAGAATTAGTTTAGAAGATGAATCGACTGCAGACCTCGAAAAAAACCAAAACAAACAAGATGCGCTTTTTGAAAAACAACAAGCGAAAAGAGAAAAGGAAATTGCGGATGCACAAATAAGAGCCGATAAATTATTAGCAATTGAGAAAGCTAAACAAGATGCTATAAACGCATTCCAAAAAGATGTTTTGACAAATCAACAAAAAATGAATGTTGATAAAGTTAATACTGAAATTCAAGATGCACTTGAGGAAAAGGATAGAAAGCAAAAATCTTTAGAAGATATTTCAGCAATGGTTGACGCTATTGAAACTGAAAATACAAATAAGTTAAAATTAGAAACAGATGCACGTATAAAAATCGGAGAATTAGAAGTGCAAGCAAAACAAAACCAATTAGCAGGAATTGGAAACGCTTTAGCGCAAGCGGCTCAAATAGCAGGTGAAAGTACATCTGCTGGTAAGGCTTTAGCGATTGCATCTACTACTATTTCTACTTATTCAGCAGCACAAAAAGCATACGAAAGCGCTTTCTTACCAGTGCCTACAGTAGCTTCGCCAGCTTTAGGAGCAGTTTTCGCAGGGGTGGCAGTCGCAGGCGGTTTAATGAATATCAAAAAGATATTATCAGTTAAAACCCCGAAAGGTGGCGGAGGTGGTGGAAGTGCTCCAAGTGTAGGGGGTTCGCCAAGTGCGCCATCATTCAACGTAGTAGGCACATCAGGACAAAACCAAATAGCGCAAACTTTAAACCGTGAACATCCACCTGTTAAGGCTTATGTAGTTGCAAACGATGTGACTACTCAACAAGGATTGACACGAAATATCGTGAAAAGTGCATCAATATAAAACAAAAACTTTAATTTTCGTTAATAGGGTATGAAAGCAATAGTTGAATTGATTTTACAAGAAGATGAAGATGGTGTTTACGCTATTAGTTTAGTGGAAAGTCCAGCTATTCAAGAGAATTTCATTGCACTTTCGAAAGAACATAAGATTGAATTTAAAGAAGTTGAACGCAATTTAATATTAGGTGCTGTTTTAATTCCTGATATGCTTATCGACCGAAAATCAAAAGATGGCGAAATATTCCAAATCTTTTTATCGGGCGAAACTATCACGAAAGTAGCTCATAAATATATGCAACAAGGTAACCAATCAAATATTACCCTACAGCATAAAAGCGATGTCAAAGGTGTGACGGTTGTAGAAACTTGGTTGAAAGAAGATGCCGTTCACGACAAAAGCGTAAAGTATGGTTTTGACTATCCTTTAAATACTTGGCTTGTTGCAATGAAAGTTGAAGATCAAGAAATCAAAAATAAAATTATATCGGGAGAAATAAAAGGATTTTCAATCGAGGGTATTTTTAAGGAAGCCGAAGAAAAATTAACATTAAATAAATTAGAAATGGAGTACAAAAACACGTTGAACAAGGTCAAAGCCTTACTTCAAATGGAAGTCAAACTTGAACAAGTAAAGCTTGTCGATGGTGTGACTACTTTAGAAGCGGAGAGTTTTGAAGCTGGTTATTCAATTGGTATCGTAACCGAAGAGGGAGCAATACCAGCACCAGTTGGAGAGTATGAAACAACAGATGGCAACATTATAGTTGTAGAAGTTGAAGGGCAAATTAAAGAAATCAAAGCGAAAGAAGCTGCACCCGAAGAAGTGAAAGAGCCTGAAATGGGAGCGCAAGTAGCAAAAAAAACAGTTGAAACAGTAAGCAAAGAAACTTTCTTTGAGGAAGTAAAAGCCGAAATCGAAACTAAGGATGCAGAAATCAAAACTTTAAAAGCCGAATTATCAGCATTGAAAATTGAATTATCGGAAGCAAGCGCAAAAGCAATTGTGCCGAATCCTGAAAAGCAATCATCACCAAAAATTTACGCAGAAATGTCAAACGCCGAGAAGGCAAAATATAACAGAGGTTTAATCTAAAAAAAAATAAAATGGAAAACGAAGCAGTATTAGAAACATTAGTAGAAACAAAAGTAAATCCGTTCGACGCAGGAGTTACATATCCTACATTCTTAAAAGCATTGGGAAAAACAAAAATCGAAACATACTTAAAAGACATTTGCACAGAGGAGCAAATTGAGTGGCTAAAAAAAGATTTAGAAATTTATAAAACAAAATAAAAAATGGCAACATCATTTGTAGGGGTAAAAGGCCCAGAAAGCGAATTCGCAGAAATAGTAATGGAAACTTATGCAGATAGTCCAACCTTTAGAGGAGAAACTATCGAATTAGTAGAGGGTCACAAATCGGGGATGGAAATTTACGAAAGTTCAGCTTCCGTAGTTTTTTCAGCTGCTAATTATGGTCAAGTTGTAACTGATAATGTGAACATGAAGATTGAAAAATCAGTAGTAAACTTAGCAACATTCAACGTTGAGGGAATTATTGACCAATCTTCTTTGAAAGGTACACGTTTAGAAAAATCAATGAAAGCTGGTGCGTTCGAGGTTGTTTCAGACGAAGCGGATAGAAAAGTGTTAATCCAAGTTCAATCTAGTGCTTCAGCACAATTAGAATCGAACGTTTGGAATGGAGCAACTGCTGCAACAAAAGCCGCTATTGCAGCACTTACACCAGGAGCAGGGCAAGGAAGTATTACAGCAGCGGCTCAAACAAAAGTAGCAGCAATGCCAACTACTTTCTTTGATTCGATTACTGCAACAATGATTTATAACAACTCAAATTCAAAAGCTGTTCCGGGCGCAGGTTTGGGTGATTATATCAAAGTCACAGGAACAACCGTAACAACTGCTAACATTGTAGCCGAGTATTTGAAAATCTACAACGCAATACCTCACGATGTATTGGTAGGCGAAGGTAATAGCGACTTGGTAATTTATGCACCAAAAGCGCACTATAAACTTATCAAATCGGTTAACAAAGTTCAAGGCGCGGCACTTCAAGAAAATTTCTTGGGTAGTTCTTATACTGATATGTCATTCAATGATGTTAAAATTCACTTTGTTGACTTAGTTGATTTCGTAATTGTGGGTAAAAAACCTCACTTTAAATTGGTAATGGATTTACTTTCAGATTCAAGCCAATTGATAATCGAGCAAGAAGCCAACGCATCGACTAGAAGGATTTTGAAATTGATAAACTCAATGAGCACTTGGGTAATCAAACAAAAATGGAACGTTCTTTATAACGGATAAAAAATAACAAGGGGTGTGAAAAGCACCCCTTAATCAAACAATAACGATATGGCAGACATTACGGCAGGACGTTTAGAAGTCGATAAAAATTCAGTAGGTGGTTTAATCGCAGTTTACTTTGTGAATAATGGGGATATGACGGGGGTTGATTATAATGCAATAAACACGGATGTTATCGAAACAGTAACAGGGACACCATCGGCTTTTAAATACGAATTGAAAGGTGCAAATAGTTTAGACCAAACGATTGTATCTTCAAGAGAAAATGGTACTACTTTTTATGAGCAAAACTTAAAATTGCAGTTGAAAAAATTAACACAAAAAGACCATAAAGAATTGAAACTTTTGACTTATGGTATGCCAAAAGTGATAGTAGAAGATAACAATAATAATTTCTTTTTGTGCGGTTTGAAAAGAGGGATGGAAGTAACAGGCGGTACAATCGTAACAGGAACTAATTTAGGGGATTTAAGCGGTTATACTTTAGAGTTGAAAGGCGAAGAACCTATTGCAGCAAACTTCATTGATTCAACAACGCTTTCAGGCGCAGGATTTACGGTAGTTGTAGGTACATAATTTTAAAAGAAAGGAGAATTAAAGCCATCGTAATTGATGGCTTTTTTTATTTAAACAAAACAAAAATAAAGTTTTACGTTAATAATAATATGATACATTTAAAGTCAACAACGGATATCCAAACTATCACATTTATTCCAAAAGAATTAAATGCGACATCGCTTACTTTGAACGGTGTTACCTTTGAAGTTGAATTTTATATTGAAAAATATTATTTAGTTGCCTCTGCAATTTTTGATTTAAAAGAAAATGAATTTTACGATTTGATTGTTTACAACGGATCGGAAATTGTTTATATTGACAAAGTTTTCTGCACGAATCAAGAGCTTAAAGACTACACAATAAACGAAAATACATATATAGTATATGAGTAACAATCACGTTATAGAATTAGCAGCGTATAACCCACCAAAAGCGATTGAAAGTCGCCAAGATAATTGGGTAAAGTATGGCGAAAAAAATGATTATTATGAGTTCTTGATTGAACGATATAATAATAGCACGACCAACAACCAAGTTATAAATAACATCATTAAATTGATTTATGGTAAAGGGCTGGATGCAAAAGATGCTTACAAAAAGCCGAATGAATTTGCTCAAATGAAAATGCTTTTTTCAAAGGACACTTTGCGAAAAGCTATAACTGATTATTATTTATTGGGGCAGTTTGCATTACAAGTTATTTATGCTAAAAACGGAAAAAAGATAGTCGAAGTTCAACACTTGCCAATCCAAAATTTGCGACCTGAAAAATGCGACAAAGATGGTGTGATTCAAAACTATTATTATTCCGATAATTGGCATAAGTTGAGAGATTTTCCAGCGGTTGCGATTCCGACTTTTGGGAGCGGAAGTAAAAGTTTGGAAGTAATGGTTTGCGGAGAATATACTATTGGGCAAAAATATTTTTCTACTGTAAAATATATCGGTGGTTTACCTTATGCAAAATTAGAAGAAAACACTTCGGAATATTTGATTTCGCTTGTGGAAAGTAATTTTTCGCCCTTGAAAATAGTTAATTTTAATAATGGCATACCAGACGAGGATACTCAAAAAAGAACAGTAGATTCTGTAAAGAAAAAAGCAACAGGGGCAAGTGGAGACAAAATAATTGTAGCTTTTAATTCAGACGAAACAAAAAAGACTACAATCGATAGTATACCATTGGACAATGCAGCTCAACAATATGAATATTTAAGTAACGAATCACGAAACAAAATAATGCTCTCGCACGGTGTAACAAGTGGGTTGCTTTTCGGGATTCCAAGTGCAAACGGTTTTAGTTCTAATGCAGACGAAATGAAAAATGCTTATATTTTATTTCAAAATAACGTTATAAAACCATCACAAGAATTTATTTGCGATAATTTAGATAAAATTTTAGCTTATAATGGGTATAGTTTAGATTTATATTTTCAACCTATAAACATTTTAGAAGATGCAGCTACAATCGGTATAGAATCAAACAAAGTTGTTTCAGCAGTCAATGCAATGAGCCCGCTTGTTGCTAATAAAGTACTTGAATCAATGACTCCTGATGAGATTAGAAATCTAATTGGATTGCCCCCAACAAAAGGAGGTGGATCTTTAACCGCACCAACGCAATTTAGCGCCATCGAACTTGATTCTTTTGGCGAAGAAATCGACTTGAACGAATGGGAGTTGGTGGATGCAAAGGCAGTTGATTATGATACTGAAAGTCAGTTGGATTTGGAATTAAAACAACTAAACGAACCTACTTTATTAGAGCGAATTTACAAATTTGCGGGGGTAAAAACAGGAGTTGCAAAAACAAAAAGTGCATCGGGACAAGATTCACCAAAATACATAACACGTTACCGTTATAGTGGCAATCCAAATCCTGAAAGAAAATTTTGTAAAGCTATGATGTCAGCTAATAAATTATATCGAAAAGAAGATATTGAAGCGATGTCTAAACAAAATGTAAATCCTGGTTTTGGAATGTCGCCAAATCCTGATGAGCCTTACGATATATTTCTTTGGAAGGGTGGAGGTTTACTTTCTGATAAATTCCCAAACGGAACTTGTAAACATTTTTGGACTAGAGAAATGTACCGTAAAATTGGAACAGGGAAAAATACAGCAGCGCAACCATCTACACCAGCAGATGTAAGAAAAGCGGGTGAAATTGCACCGACAAACGATAATAGAGGTTATAAAGCGCCTCACGATATGAAATAACTATGGCAAACGCACTTTTTATAACACGTGAAGAAATTGTAAAGTTTACAGCACTTAATGGTAACATTGATAGCGATAAATTCGTGCAGTTCATTAAAATAGCACAAGATACTCACATATATAATTATCTTGGTTCAAAACTATTCAAGAAAATAAATGACGATATTGTAGCGGGTACTTTGTCAGGGAATTATGTAACTTTGCTAAACGATTATATCAAGCCTATGGTTATTCATTGGTCAATGGTTGAAGTTTTACCTTTTATTAGTTACCAAATTGCAAACAAAGGAATGTTTAAACATAACAGCGAAAATTCCACAACTGTAGAAAAAAGCGAAGTTGATTTTTTGATTGAAAAAGAACGCCAAATTGCTCAAAATTATTCTCAAAAGTTTATCGATTATATGACTGTGAATTATAATTTATTTCCTGAATATAATACGGTAACAACAGGCGATCAATTTCCAACACTTAGTAGTAATTTTGGAGGGTGGTATTTATGAAACAAAAAACGAATTACAAACCGAAAACCGAGAACGAAAAAAAATTAGAAATATTTTTAAAAAAAATAGAAAATGAGCCTAAACCTAAAACACTATCGGGGAACAACATTTAAAGAGATGTCTTTTCAATATATATTGAATTCAGTTCCAGTAAATTTAACAGGAGCTACTATTAAAATTCAATTAAGAAAAGAGCCTAAAGGGGTTATTTATTTTGAACCAACAATCACTATTACAAATGCAGTTTTAGGACAATGGAAAATCAATAAACAAATAATCGACATCGAGCCTTATAATTATCTTTATGATATTAAAATGACTTTTGCAGATGGTACGGTGGAAGTTTGGGGTGGTCAATTTAATTTTTTAATAACTGATAAAATAACAGTATGAGCGACATAATTGAAATAAATGTAGTTGAAGATGTTACGGTTGTGGAAATCACGACAAATTTTGGAAACATAACATTCAAATCCCAACCAACCTACGCATTAATGATAGCAGATGGAACACCTGATTTTCCAACGATGTACAGCATCACAAATGACGAAAACAAAGATTACGAACGCTCTACTTATCTATGGAAGCCTGATGGCAACCGTGAATGGATAGCAACAACACCAGATAATTAATAATTAACAACTAAAAATAAAATAATATGGGATTTCCAGTAAACGATTCAAATAACTATTTAGATGTGCTTAGAAATGAATCCGATTTAGGTTTTATAAGGGCATCATCTTTTGGTGCGAGGGTAGCTGTAACAGCAGGACAAACGGGACCAGGATTGACATTATCAGTCCCTATCGGAAAATGTTTAATAAATCCTAAACTGACCTTTTCAGCCGACCGACCAATGAATGTTAACGGTCAAATATATTTAGGAGCTTTTGCAAATGCAGGCACAGGATTAGCATACCAGGAAATTCCAATGGTACTTCCTGACACTAACGGTGGGGTTTACAACGTTGACCTTGGATTCACGTTATACGAAGGGGCAAGATTTTTACTTTATTCTGCGTATTCAAAAGCTGGTGATTCAGCGTTGTGTGCTGCCACATTAAGTGGGGTTATGGCAACACAAGATTTTGATTTTTCAGCTAAAAGAAACGTTTTAATTCTTGGCGATTCTATCGGAGCAGCAGGAGCGATGGGAAACGATAGTTTAGGACGTGAACTAATGAGTTATAATCATTTCGGATTTAGATTAAAAAATGCTCTTAAATCAATAGGTAAAAATGTAAGGATAATTAATAAATCTATGTCAGGTTCTTTGATGGCAGATAGTGAAAGATTACTGTTGTCATTGCCACATTTGGTACAAAAATCTGATTTAATTATTCTTTACGCTGGTATGAATAATGCCAATGCAACAGCATCCGCACCTAATTTATTGGCATTTAACACAAGTATTATAAACATCATTAAACAAAGAAATGTTTATAATCCAAATGCAAGTATCTTGATAGTTGCTCCAAATGTAACGGATACAGCAACTAGAACTCCAAATATAGCTGCTTATAGAACCGAAGCGCAAAACGCAGCTAACGATGCAACTTACGGAGGTACTTCGAGAAAAGTATATTTCTATAATGCAGGAACAGCTTTTGCTTTAGCAGGAACGGCTTCGACAGATACAAATTTTTCATCATTTGAAAGGTCAGCAGGAGCGAGATTACACCCTTCAGATTTAGGACACGAAAAGATATTTAATGGTATTTATGACGTGGTTGAAACCACTGATTTTTTTGTAAATTTTTAATATGAAAAAAATAATAATCCTAATCCTTATATTTGCAATTGCAATGTATTTAATATCTTTAACGAAATGAAAAACTGGAAAACAAACTTAACAGCTTTAGTGATTGTGTTTTTAATCGCAATCTACTTTTTAAACAAAATTACAACCGAGCAATTTTTAACAGCAACGACATTCTTGACTGCTTTGGGATTGTTTGCTAGTAAGGATTCTGACAAGAACTCTCAAAGAATAATCGGTGGATCAACACCACCAAAGGACAAAGATGAAAAGTAAGCATATCATCTTATTCCTACTACTACCTTTATCCGAGATTAAAAGCATATTTTATAACTCGGATTTAAAGGTAGATTGGTTTTTGTTTAGCGACAATAAACGATTCTTGTGTAACGTTTTAGAAGACTATTCAAATATAATCATTATAGGAATAATTTTGTATTATTATTTATTTACGAACCGTGATATAATTAGCAAGCAAATAATATTCTTTTTGTTTATTTTAAATGCCTTAGATTTACTATTTTTGGGGCTTATGGATAACGAACTGTATTTACTCAAATTACCAATTTCTTTAATTATTTACACCTATGCACTATGTAAGATTAATATTTAACGCTTGTAATTATCTAGGTTACTGCTTTTGGAGCATTTCAGTCTTGAATTTCTTTGAACAAATACTAAATGATAATTTTAGTTTTAAAAACATAAATAGCTTCCTTTCGGCTTGTGCTGCTTTTGTAGCCTTGATTTTTGCAGTTTTTAAATTGATTGCCTACATCAGGGATTCCAAAATTAAGAGTAAAATATTAGAAGAAGAATTAATTGAAAAGCACAACAAAAATAGATTCAATTCAGGACATATCGATTTTTACGACAAATTTAATAACGATTTTAATAGATAAATTATGAGATTAGACCAAAAATACAAAACATTACTTGGCAATTACGGAATAAACAGCCCTTTAAGAATTGCTCATTTTATGGCTCAAATTGAACACGAAAGCGGATTAAAACCGATTAGTGAAAATTTGAATTATTCGGCTCAAGGATTGTCAAAAACTTTTCCAAAATATTTTCCCACTATGGCAACGGCTAATTTTTACGCAAGGCAACCCGAAAAAATAGCCAATAGAGTTTATGCTAATAGAATGGGTAACGGAGATGAACAAAGTGGTGAAGGATGGAAATACCGAGGTCGTGGATTTTTGCAAATTACGGGTAAAGAAAATTATTTTAATTTAGCAAACGATACGGATTTGGATTGTCTTAAA